CGGCCAGCGCGTCCACTGGCGGGCCGGGGGTTGCCGCAGCAACCGGGCCAGTTGGTCCCTGAATAACAGGAGTTCGATTATCTGGAAGTCCACCAAGCGCTGCCTGTGCCGACATCGCCTCCTCTCCCTCACTGTACCCCATCTCACCAGCAGTACCCATAGGTGCTACCTGAACGGGCTGAGTTGCTTGTCCGGCAGGATTCGCTGGCCGATTCGCTCTTCGACTACCGCCCATCAGGCCACGCCCGCCGCCAACGCCTGCTGCATCTGAGCCAACGCCTGCTCAGGAGCCATCTGCTGCTCAGGAGGGGCTGCCTCTGGAGCCATAGCCTGCGGTGGGCCAGCCAGCCCCGGAGCCTGTTCAGGAGCCATCATCTGACCCTCTTCAGGAGGCGGTGCGGCGGCTGCCTGCTCCTTGCGGATTTCCTCATCCGCTGCCTGAATGGATTCAAAGATATCCAAACCCTTCTTGCGATGCTTTTCAATCTTTGCTACATACAGGATTGGCAAACCACCCTGTGCAGTCTGCTGTTGGATACCGGCCATAACGGCCTCTTCCAATGCTTCTTCATCAACCCTTCGTCCTTCGGCTTCGGGATCCTCAATGAATGGATGCCGAACACGGAAAGTATTGAGACTAATACCCTTCATCTGCAATAGTTGACCCAACTGAATCGTTGTTCCTTGAATATCGGCACCGGGAATCGAATGCGATACTACATTGTCGTAAGTCTCAAAGTGTTCACTTGGCTGGAATTTGACCTGTCCATTATCACCGATAGCACCTGTGAAGGTTACAAACTTGCGTCGGTTCCAATACCCCTTATAGGTAGCGAAGATACATTCATTCAAATAGGGAAGATGCGCTTCCATGATTTCCTGAAGTTCCTGTACCCTCGGATCAAGAGAAGCACCCATAAGAGCATCAATGCCCCTACCAGTGCGTAGCGCACCGTATGATTCCCCTCCGATCTGGGGTACCGTCCCTGTCGAAACGCGGGCATTGCGTTCGAGCCTATCGATTGCAATATTGGTTTGCTGGTCCGGTGATCCCCGCAACTCCCCAATGTGTTCCGCATCCAACAAGACGTTGACTTCACCTTCTCGCCCATCTTTCCATTCTCCACCCACAATCATTGGAACCTGACCAGATCGACCAATGATATAACGATCAGGGAAAATTGCCTTTTCCTGTGCGATCAATTCCAACGCCATCAACTTCGCCATCAAATCGACCATGCCGACAACATTCGATACAGATGATGCGATACGGTCAAGGGTGATCCGTCCGGGTGTCACCACGCAGGGCATACCTGCCTTATTCGGATGGCGCGACAACTCCAACTGTGTGGAATGCAACGGCTGAATGTACTGGTTACGGGTATAGCGCGGTCCCATAATTCCAATAACGATATGGTATTCGTCAATCCATTCGGCAACATCCCATAGTTCCTGACGAGCATGGTCATCTGATCCAATAGGTCCACCGTTCTCCTGACGAGAACTCGGGTAAGCCCTACGCAACCAGTCACCAGATTTACCATAAATAAATGCACAATTGTTGGGCATGTCATAATTCTCAGCAGCCTGTGGTTCAGGGAAAACTCCCAAAGGATCCCTTACTTCAATCTTTGGCATTTCCAATTTGAAATCAGGATAAATAACAAGTGCCGTAGTTGCATACCCGGCAAGGTGCCGATAAGCGCGACGGCTCTTAACCTTGTACTTGTTTCTGTACCAACAAGAAGTTAGTACACGTTTACGGATATCGGCATACTGGCGAGAACCCCGCCCTCGCTCTTTGCTGGGATCCAAAGCAGGACATCCGATATACGGAGTAACTGATGCTGCTCGCTGTGCTATAGCATCAATGTTTTCAGAGATCAAGGCTGGAGTGAGCGGTGGCAGTACCGGCTCTTCGTCCATTGACGGCAACGGAATCACATAGTCGCCATTATAGCGATCCTTAATATCCATCATCCGTTTCAACAACGGCGACTGTTGCTCCTGCCGAAGTCGGATAATGCTTACGATTTCTTCAAACGTATACATTAGCGAATCCTAAAACTAGTTTGGGTTTTATGCCACGGTAATGCATTATAGTTAAATTGGTTTGTGTCCACGCTGAATGCTTGCTTCCTCTGCCGCCAAAGAATCCAAATAAACCATAGAGCCATGACCTGATCCTGCCTTAGTCTAGTACCTCTTTTAAATGGCCTCCAAGATTTAAGTTGTCTAATTAATTCATCCGCCTGATGACGAGTCGGCGGGTCATCTGCATAAGGAATATCCATTTCTCCCCGCATAAATGACAACGCCATCGAAGGGACGCCAATTGTTTCATCGTATTTGTTGACTCCAGTGAGATGCTCCCGAATACGGAATCCGTACTGTGCGGTCATTTCGATCAACCGCTCATCACGAGCGAGTCCCTTCTGGAACACCATCGCTTCGATAACTACATCCGAAACAGTTGAACCGTTTCGCTGACAACGAAGAATGGCGTCTTCAACAACTCCGAGAATCTGTTCGTTCCGAGTCAACCCAATATCTTCTCGCACAAAAAGAATCTTTAGTTTGCCTTCATGCGGAGTTGCGGCAACAACACAATTGTTGGACCCAAGCGCAGGATCCAATCCGATATAAACAGTACAATCCTTTGGCGGATCATGCAGCGTTGACCGAAGCGGATTCAAACACTTCTGAATTGATTCGTCACTAAAGGTTGCCTCAGAAGCCGCCGAGGGCTGCTGCATGTAGTTACGGGACCACGCCTCCTCACCGACCTTGCGACGAATACGCTCCAACGCTTCCATCGGAAACATCTCAGGCCACAATGGTTCCGGTTCACCCAGATCATTCGTAACGATCGCCGGAAAACGGATTACATTGAGAATGTCACCATCAATTTCCTTCATTAGTCGTTCATAGAAATCGTCCTCACCGACACGGGTACCATTAATACTGGTACGCCCCTTCTCGCCGGGACGAGTCAACCAGTCCTGACGGAAAATCTCGAACATCTGTTCGGTCAGGTTAAGAGAAACTCTTGACTGAATATCATCAATATGTAGGTGATCGGTTCGGGTACCAGCAATCTTGGATCGCCAACCCAGTGAAACCATCGAATAGTCGCGTTCATCGTGTCGCGCTTTCTTGAAAACATTAAAGTAATCGGCCCCCCATGCCTGTGAGGTCTTGCGTCCAGATGCATTCTGGGGAACAAACGGACCATACTTTGCTACATAACGGGGAAATGGGCCAGTTGGTTCCATGCGAGAACGGATACGCCCAAGGATCTTACGGGCCATATCTTGTCCCTCAGATCCGACAGTGATTCGGAACTCGGGATTAGTAGCCAATTTGTAACAAAAGTAATCTTCTGCAAGAGTTGTCTTACCATGCTCCGGGGGCCAAAGAATCAGAGTGATATTACCGGGAGGAGTATTTTCATATGCCTCTATTGCCTTTAGATGAAACCACGGAGATGAGTGCCCAAAGTATTCATGGCGGAAAGTTTGGAAAGAACCGTCTATTTCGATTGGCTGACCGCTGGATTCCAATGCTTTCATGCGGACAGCATCAGCCTTAGCACTGAAATCGGGGATGCGTTGACGCCACTTCTCATAAGCGGATCGTGTAACACCCGCAATCAAGCAGGCGTCAGGGATCATGCCAGTATTGGCAAGGGCTTCTAAAAACAGTTCTCGTGTCTTTAGCCCACGATCCTTTGCGGTATTACTCACGAATGATCAAATACCGATTTGGCGACTTCAAGTTCAATCGTTTCCGCAGCGATAACAACATCGGTACTAGCAATCTTGACCGTATGCGTACCAATCTGATCTAAATCAACATCGACATAATAGATACCGGTACCACTACCACCGATAACAGTCGGAGTTGCATTCGTTCCGTTGGGTTTCCGCTGCGAACAGGTTGCCGTAGTAGCCACATTCGTACCAGCAGATTTGAACGTGGCAGTAACTCGTACTCTGTCACCCTTATCGTATGTAGCCATTAGACACCTACCAGTAGTTCTAGGGTATGTTGCTGCTCTTCGGCATTTGACGATCCTGTTACATTTGTAACAGAAAGGACAAGTTCCGGCTGGGGAACCTTACGGATAAGTACCGGCTGATTCAATGTTGCGGTACCAGTAATCGCACCCGTAACGAATGCTTCTTCGATAACGTCAGCAGTTACCGTGGCCGCACTTGTGATAGCAGCCGTTATCGGTCTTTCTCTAACAATTGCAGCCACAGTCGCAGCCGTACCCGTGACATCTCCGGCAATAGACGCTTCTTCAATAATCGCTGCGGTAACTGTCGCCGTACCAGTAATCGCTGCCGTCAACCCAGCAACTTCGATAATGGCCGTTACAACCGTGGCTGAACCGGTGATCGCCGCCGTGATGGAGGCTTCTTCTATTACATTCGCTGTGACCGTCGCCGTACCGGTAATCGCACCCGTGATCGCATGAACCTGTATACCCTGATAGGAATAAACGGTACTTCGATAGTCGATGCCAGACTGGCGATAGTCAATAGCCATTACTCAACCTCTTCAATAAACGACCACCACGATTGAAAAACGTAACGAGTTTCAGTTACCGGCGGAAGCGTATGATGAGCATGTGTCCAACCGGACGGGAAAATAATCCCTTTGCCTTCTTCGGGTTTCACAAAGAGGTTCTGTTGAGGAAACTCTAACTCTCCGCCATCTTCGATGGTGTTGAGAAACAGAACAAAAGACAGATGCCGGTCACACCAAGGCTTGCTAGAAGGAAAGTAATCAGAGTGGACACCATGAAATGCCTGTCCCGGTCGGTACCGGATCATGTTGTAACACTCCGCTAAACGAAACGGTGGGAATCGGTCGGCTTGTGGCAACGACGCCAAGTAATGATCTAGGCAGTTCCCGGCAAAGGACAACAGAGGCTCATGCGTAGGAGAAACTGGATTTATGGAGAATATAATCTGGTCGGAATCTCGCTGTTCGGGCAAAACTTTATCAAAGATAAGTGAAGGCTCCCAAAGACCGGTACCTACAAGTTCGGTTTGCTCAATAATCTCCAAGCATGGGAACGTATCGTCCATCTGATAGGCCGCTACAAACGGATCTACCCAAACGCCTGTTACAGCGGACGTTTCGCTTTTCATTATTGCAGATTCCAACTGCCTGATTCTTCATTCCAGTAATAGAACGGCTCTTCACCGACTACACCGGGATAAACGACAGGCGGCTTCCATGCAGCATCATCAGCATCCCATGTCCACGACGGGTACGGCCCCGGAGAAGGAGGAGGAATGAACGTATCCGAGTTCGGGTCGTAAGTGAACCCTGCGGATGGATGACAGCCCCGAAAGTTTGAGTTGTATGAAGTTTGCACCCATTCGCCACCAAGCAGATCGTGGCAAAACTGGGCACCAATCGCTTCGACCTCGTTACCGTCAGCGTCGGCGGTGTCTTCATTAGCGACAACGATTACCTGTAGAACAATGTTGTTCTCGTCTAGTCTAGCAAAGTGCGCCATGACGACTCCTTATGTGTCGTAAATAAAGAAGACGATCCCTGAACCGCCGCCCATGCCTTGTGAGCCAGTGTAGCCGCCGGTACCTCCGCCACCTCCGCCACCAGTATTCACCGTTCCCGCAGTCCCCGCACTAGTGGAACCCATATGGTTAGTGGCCGATTCGGCTCCGGTCCCGCCACCACCGGTCCCGCCCGCACCTACCACGACGGTACCACTAGAAGAACTATTCGGACCGGCTGTGCCTCCGCCTCCGCCACCGTATATTTCTGTTGATCCCGTTCGCAAGGTCGTAGAGGTTCCGGCTCCACCGGTTCCTCCGGTCGAATCGTTACTATTCGGTGTCGAACCGTTCGTACCATTCCCGCCACTACCGCCACCGCCGCCACCAGCCCACGAAACAGAGGTGCTACTGGAAGAGTTTGTTCCGCTGTCCCCAGCATCACCATGAGTGGAGTCGCCGCCACCGTCGCCGCCAGCGCCGTTGTAGGGGCCGATTGGCCCATAAGGCGTACTGAACATCATCTGATTTCCGCCTCCACCTGAGCCAAAGTTGTCTGGTGCGACACCAGACCCTGCCGGATCAGTCCCATTATTGCCACCGTTGCCGCTACCACCGCCACCACCGGTAAGCCCCGTTCGGAAATCCAAAGTACCGACAATGGATTCGTCA